ATCCCCAGAAGCGTCTCCGAATGGCAGTGATTTTACTACCACTGCCTTGAAGCCTTCTGCGATTGCGTAGCGGAAATTCATTTCACGCCTTCTTGGTCAGATTTGCGAACATATCTTGATAGGTTTCCCAATAATGACGCAAGGCGTACGATTGAGCGTCTTGGGATCGGTTTCTAAATTCCTCGCTGATTCCGTTCGTGCCGGTCATAAAATCGAAATCGCATTTCAATGCGTATGGTCCGTGCGTCAATTTATTCGCCTCTCTCCAGCCGCGATTCAAATAGTAAAACGAGAACGTCGTAAAGGGAGGCCAGCAATGAGTATTGTCCCCATAAGCACGCTCGCTCTTAAAATTCGGAACGACAATCTGCATCAACCCACCGGGCTTCAAAATCCGCCAGCACTCGTCGAAGAATGGCCAGCGTTTCTGCGCTTCGATATGCTCAACAAAGTGAGACGCCATTATGGAATCAACTGAATTATCCTTCCATGGCAGAGGAAATTTTGTAAGGTCAGCTTTGATGTCAGCCTCTTTCGCAAAAAGGTCAACACCAACAAACCCTTCAACCTTTATCTGTCCGCAGCCAAAATTTAACCTCAGCGGTAATGGCTCGGGCTTTGATGTTTTGTTTTTTTTAGACATGTTAAATGTGCCCCCACGTTCTTCGGCTAACCACCTGCTTTATGGCTGACTTTCCGACTCCAAACATTTCACCAATTTGTTTATGCGAAAGGCCGGTCAGTGATTTCAGTCTCCTTATTTCCAAGACTTGGGTTTCGGTAAGTTTAGAATTGGGGTGGCTGCATCCGCGCACCGCATGTAGCTTCATGGTCGCAGAGTGATTTTCGCCTCGCGCAACTTTATCTGGATGCCGCCGAGTCCAGTGGTCGTCTCCGCGTAAAGCTTTTTCTGGGTGGATTCTCAAGTAGTGGTCGTCTCCAGACGGCATATTTCCCCGTCCTTTTGAAATCTTATCCCGCATATTGTCCGAATGAGTCCCTGAAAAAAGATGATCTGGATTGCAGCACAACGGCCTGTCTCCACCGGGACAATCGTGGCATACTGATAGCTTTACGTCTATTTCTCCATGCGTCATCTCAAACGCGACTCTGTGCGCGAAATAACCTTTGCCTTTATATTTGAAATATCCATAACCAGAAGAATGCCTTGCTCCGGTCCAAAGCCAGCATTCGTCGCTGTTCTTAATTTCTATTCTGGACAAAAAACTCTCTTGGTCTTGAAGCGTTAAGTCTGGTAGTTTTTTCGCAGCAAACGGCATATCGTAACTATGTTGGTTGTTAGCGTTCGCTGCCTGCAACAAACAGACGGCGAACGCGCTCAAAATAACATATCCAACAATGATAGCAACGGTTTTCACCTAGTACACAAAATCGTTTTCAATATCTAGGTGCCCTACTTTGACGCGCGTATCACAGGCAACTTTTCCTCCGAGCCTTGCGAGCTTATCAAAAAAATTCAAATCTTGTGTGAATCCACGCGATCCTTTTTGAGGGTCCCAGTCCTGTACTGTCTCAAACCAAGGAGGCGGAATCTTTTTGAACAAAGACATTCTGAACAGAGTTGCCCCCATGCCCAATCCATTGCATCTCTGGATGGTGTCTGGTATCGGCTTTTGCGGAATGAAGTTCAGCGGCGATTCGTTTGGGTTGCCATAAATCATAGCTGCCCCCGCGTCGCCCTTCACCCAGTACAAGCCTCCGACCGCATCGTAGTTTTTGATGCCTTCGTAAAGTTTCAAAAGGCCGTCTGGCGGAATTAAATTATCGTCCTCCGCCGTAAAGAGGTACTTAAATTTGGAAAGCTCTGGGTTTGCTAGGATCATCTCGATTACCGCGTTGTAGGCTTTGCCCACTTCCATTCCAACGGCCCAGACTGGCCCCACTATTTTCTGATTCATGGCGCGGTGAAGCCCCATCATTGAGGATACGAACCTTGGGCAAAGACTTCTCCCGCCTCTCGTCGGAACCACAATGATTGTTGAAAGATCGCGGTAGCTCTGGCTCGCAGTCAGCCTTTCATTGGCCTTCTTCAAGTCCGCGTTCTGATGGCCGGGCGAGTAAGGTAAAATTATTTCAGGCTTTGACATTTACGATGAGCATTGGAGTTGAAAGTAAACCCTTCGGTTGGAGGCAGCCTTGGTCATGTCGGAAAAATTCAAAGAGGCCAGAGTCCCGCCGCCGTTGGTGGTGAATGAAGCCCCAGCCAAATAAGCATAGTCCGGGTCGGTAACGCCCATGGGGATCGGGCTGATGTCAGATTGAGTGCAAAGATAAAATCCGGTCATGTCCACCCGGTTGTTGGATATGTTCGACAATCCCGCAGGCCCCGCGCTGGCGGAACTGCTGGAGCGTCCCGCCAGAACCCAATAGTTTCCCGGCGGCAACACCGTGTTGAGCGGGACATCAAACATGCGGTTGCCTGAAAACAGCGATCCGATACTGTTTGAAGTGAATGAATAGTTGGTATTGCTGATGGAATACTGAGTGGTGAGAAAAGTTGAGCCTCCCGTCACTGGTGCCGTAATTCCCAAGGTATAACTCGCCTGCGTGCTGTTGCTGATGCTGATGGAATTCAGGAAGGTTGAGGCTGCCGATCCAGAGGCCACTGATTGCAGTTGCTCTGAACTGGCGCCGGTTCCAAAAGTATAAAACACCACATTGAAGGTATGGAACACTGCGGCGGAGGCCGTCGCGGATGCTGACGCCAGTGTCGCAGCGGTGGTCTGAGCGTTCGACATTGCCACCAATAATCTCACGTAATTAAAACTTACCGCCTGGGGAAGAATGAATGCGTTTCCGAAAGACATGCTGTTTGCCGAGACGTTGAAAGCCTGGGCCGCACCCGGAGCAAATAATTCAGGTGAGGTAAATTGTGAAAGCGTTACTGCCGCTCCCGCTCCGACTGATACGCTTGCCGTCACCGTCGAGCCGCTTAACCCGAAAGTGACACCGTTGCTGTTGCTGAACACAATCGAGTTTAGATCATTGGAGGTTGTCCCTGCGCTAAAATTGATCGAGCCACCACCTGCCGCCGCCACGCTTGCCGTAATAATACTCCCCGCCGATGTTCCAAAGGTCACGTTGTTGGCGTTGCTGAATCCAAGGGTCTGAAATGTAAACGAGCCGTTGGAGGCCGATGCCGCCTGATTGCTCTGCGAAGTTAGGAACTGGCTGGAGCGGGCGCCTTCCAGATAGAAGGCATTGAGATTGGAAACCAAATTCGATTGAGACGTTCCCAAAATCATCGGCACCGAACCGCCATCAAAAAAGATGGGTTTGTTTATCTCCAGTCCGATTGAACCGGCAGCCTGAATTTCCATCGGAATTGCGTTGGTGCCGTCGGCTTGCAAGTGAATCAAATGAAGATACGGATTATTAGAGCTTTGATGGATGTGCAAAACTTCGGCATGAGTCGTGGAATCTGTGGCGAAGTTTGTTCCCCCAATAACATCAATCTCGAAAAGCCCCTGCCGCGCTGCGTTGGTGGTAAAAGCCGTCAGATTGGACCCCCACTGAAACTGAATCTGACGCGTGTTCATTAAGATCAGGGCATCCGCTGATGGGTCAAGAATCTCATTCAACGAAACTTCATGCGAAGCAGTAAGGGTGCTTCCATTGAGTCCGAATGAGATGTTGTTTGAATTAGAGAACACGATTGAACCAAGATCATTGCTGGTCGTTCCAGCGCTGAAGTTGACCGAGTTTCCGGCTGCGGCGGTGCCGACCGAAGCGGTGATAATGCTGCCGGCGCTGGTGCCGAAGGTGACTCCGTTCGCATTGGAGAATCCAAGCGTTGAAAAAGCGAATGATCCGTTTGAAGCAGACGCCGCGACCGGCTGCGTGCTTTGGGCGGTGAGCGCGTTGTGTGCGGCGGTGAGCGTGCCTGCGTTAAGCCCAAACGAAATGCCATTACTGTTTGAGAAAACCACTGTGCCGGTGCTTTGAGAATTTGCGCCAGCGGAAATCGCCGCGCCCCCTCCGCCGCCCGCAAAACTGGCAGTGATTGAATTATTGCTCGCGCCAAAAGAGATGTTGTTTGAGTTGGCGAAAACTATCTGGTTTCCGGTCGCGTTGGTCGTCCCGGCAGAAATGGAAAAGATCGCCTGATTTTCAATGTCGGTGAAAACTTTTGCTGTAACGGTGTTGCCAATGCGATAACCCGAGGCGATGGCCTTGGCGGTCGTCCCCTCTTGAGCGCGAACGATTGTGAAAATGTCGCCGACGATGTTGGTTACGCGGACGATTTCTGCGTTGGCATCGGTGGGATTCGCCGTGGATGGCCAGACTGTGCAATTAAAAGGCACTGCCGGAAACAGTGATACAAACCCTGCCGTGATAATCAGGCTCGTCCCTGATAGCGCTGGAGACGGCGCCACCGCTACCGTTGCGAGTGCGAGGTTGGCGTGGGCATCGAAGGTTGCCATTGGCGGGACTTTCCCACTTTATGCGGGTTTAGTCAACGAGATGAATTTCTTGACATTTTAATCTCAATGCAGGAAACTCCGTGAACGGTAAACAATTCAACAAAATAAACTATATGGGATCAGGATCATTCGACGCAGGCGCATATCGCGCTTACACCAGCACCACCGCCGGAAAAACCACGGACGACATTTATGCCGCCCGATCCATCAATAAAAATCTCGACCCGAAGGGCGTCAAGCTTCGTGAATCCCGCGACAGCGCGGACAACCCTAATTCGACTCCGATAATTGTTGCTATTGACGTGACCGGCAGCATGGGAATCATTGCAGACGTTTTGGCCCGCGAAGGACTCGGAACGCTGTTCAAGGAAATTCTCGACCGAAAGCCGATCACTGACCCGCACCTGATGTTTATGGCCGTGGGGGACGCCAATTGCGATTCTGCCCCATTGCAGGTTTCGCAGTTCGAGGCTGACAACCGCATTGTCGAACAGTTGACGCAAATCTATCTCGAACATGGCGGCGGAGGAAACAACTTCGAGAGCTACAACTTGCCTTGGTTTTTTGCGGCAGCGCACACAGAACACGACAGTATCGTTAAGCGCGGAAAGCGCGGATACCTATTTACGGTTGGAGATGAAGAAGCTCCTCAGTCCCTCACTCAAACTCAAATCAAAGAGTTTATCGGAGACGACTTGGAGCGCGAGATGTCATCCTCAGAAATGCTTGCTGAGGTTCAGCGCAAGTATGACGTGTTCCACATTATTATTATGGAAGGCTCGCACGCCCGCAGCCATCCCGACCACGTGTTCGATAGTTGGAAGGCTGTTCTTGGCCAGCATGTCATCCGCCTTTCGGACCACAAGAAGCTTGCTGAAACAATCGTCAGCACGATTGAAGTTGTCGAGGGGCGTGATGCGAAAGTTGTCACGGCAAAATTCGGCAGCGCCGTCCACGACGCCGTGAAGCACCTTCCCGCCAGCCGCACTCCAAGGCTCGCCCTCACATGATCGCCAGGATTGTAATTGGTGCCAACTTCGGAGACGAAGGGAAAGGGCTAATGACTGACTACCTCTGCGCCCAAGGCGCGGGGGTAGTCGTCCGGTTTAATGGAGGAGCACAGGCCGGGCACACAGTTGTAACCCCGTCGGGCAAACGGCATGTGTTTCGCCATTTTGGAAGCGGTTCGCTGCTGAACATTCCGACTTTTTTATCTCAGTTCTTTGTCTGCAACCCGGTTTTGTTTTTTGAAGAATTGAAGCAATTGGACGCGCTCGGTTTTAATCCTGTTGTTTACGCGCACCCCGACTGTCTAGTGACTACGTTTCCAGACATGCTAATCAATCAACATATCGAGAACAAACGTGCCAATAAACGTCATGGTAGTTGTGGCATTGGGTTTCACGAAACCATCAGTCGGTCGAAGGTGAATGAACTCAAGATTACCATGAGTGATCTTTGGAATGGTGGAACAAGGCTTGAATCTCAACTTGCTGAAATATGCGACAAGTATTCGCGTTTTAGAATCGGACAAAAAGTTGAGGCTCCAGACGCAATCGAGGCGTTCATAAAATGCTGCCACCAATTCGCCGATTGCGTTAATCCTCTTGGCATAAGCCAGTGTAAAGACCCTGTATTCGAGGGTGCTCAAGGCTTGCTGTTAGATCAAAACAACAAGGAGTTTTTCCCGCATGTCACTCACTCAAATACTGGCATGAAAAATGTCGAAGTTTTGTGCGCTCAGGCTGGTATAACCGACATGGAAATCTATTACGTTTCGCGAACCTATCTGACGCGCCATGGCGCCGGGCCGCTGCCGGGCTTTGATACAACCTTGAATTACGAGGATGAAACAAACCGCCCGAACACTTTTCAGGGCGCCATTAGATTTGCCCCACTGGAATACAAATCTCTAAGAGCGAGATGTAAGGCTGATGCTGGAATCAACGCCCACAAGCTCGTATTGACCCACTGCGATCAGTGCGATTCTCCGGGTGTTGCTGACCTGTATTGTGACCATCCAACTCGCGAAGGAGTTGGAAAGAATGACCGCGTTACAGTTCTTGAGGCTTAACTCGCAACCACCGTCTCAATCACATTGCAAACTGGAGGCTGAAACTGCGGCACCGGCTGAGTCACCGCCGCGATCCTCAGATTCAGCATTCTCCAGTAGCCGGAAATCTGCAAACGAACTTGGAACGTCCGACCAAACCGCGTCGGCGCGTCTAACGATCCGTTGCAAGTCGCGCTCTGCGGCTCACCGAATCCCAACCTTGGAAAATAAAGCGGTTTGGAATTGTTGGTCGCACAAATAGTGAAGTCATGCCATGGCACCCAGCACGACTGCGCCCCGTAAGCTCCGTATTGGTCGGGCTTGTAGAACACCTGAAATCTGGTCGTCCCGATAATCTGGTCAACCGCAATCTCGCCGTTCAGGAGTTGCAAGAAAACCTCGTGAGGTTTGACATCCAGATTGAACAATGACGCCGATTCGATGATGGCCGAAATAGGCACGCTGCCATTGTCGAAATGCTGGTCGCCAGTTGGAAGCAACTCGTACAATTCGATTTTTGACAGCGTGACGTTAAAGGTGAACGCAAAGGCGCGGCTCGTCCCGTTGAATAGTCCCTGCGTCAACTGTAAGGTGTTCAAGCCCGTCCATTGCCCGTCGTAGCACGCTGGCTCTTTCCCGCGCAAACTGCTCAGTCCGTCCAGATTCATCGCGACCAGGCTCGTGTGAAATACGCCCTGCGAGGAAGCCTGCGGAGAGGCCGTGAACAAAACCCGGTTGTCGAAATAGATGGCGCTGCCGTAAGGCAATAGCTGCTGGTCGTCAGCGTTGAATACGCGAACCATTTCCTCGGAGATTGGCGTGTTTCCGTTTAGCGACGACGTGAATTGCTGGCGGGCTAAAATCAGAGAACCGAGTCCTGCCGTGGAGCGAAACTGAATATCGCTGTCCACGTTGAGTGTCGAGTTTTGCGCGAGTGGGCCACGACCTTTGAGAGCTTCGGTGAGGATCGGGCTGCCCTTGGCAATTATGGCTGCAATGTTGGCCGGGTCAACCGGCGCAACACAGCTAAAGATGGAACGCGCAGTACCAACCATGAGCGGGCCTTGACCCAAGGCAACATCAAGGATGGCCGCGAACGTCATCGAGGTAATCACGTCTCCTGCTGATGGAATGCGGAAATTGCCACTGCCGAAAGTAATATTGGTCGTCTTGAGAACGGCATCCCGATATTGGTAGGCCGCAGTGCCGGATGCCCCTCCCGAAATGTCGCTGGGAATAAAACTCACGCCATCAACCAGTGAAATCCAGTTCTGCGCGTGACCGTAGGCGCCCATGCGACCGGCAGGAAGTTCGGGCATTGAAAGAATGTCTGCCGCCGCAAGATTTCCGGCCCCGGCGTTGATATTGATGAGAGTCAGGGTTAATCCGCTGGGCACTCCCGGAACTGCGGTTATTGCGTACTGACCAGTCCCGATAAATGCCAGTTGTCCTGCGGTCCCGGTGTAGGCGCTGCTGAGTAGCAATTGGACGGTTGCCCCAACTCCAGGAGCAACTGCTCCGACTGTTTGCACCGTTCCGATGACGACGTTCGGCGCCGTGCTTCCCGAGTACAGCGTTTGCGCCCCCGCCGCGATATTGGCGTATGATCCCGCTTGGGTCGCTATAAACTCCGCTGAGACTGGAGATGGGATGCTCTGAACATTCCATATTTTTCCAAACAGAAGCACTGATTGGCCGACAACCAACCCTGATGTCGAGGCAATGTTTGGCAGGGTGAATACCGAACCAATGGCAAAAGTTCCTCCTAGCCCAGTAAGTGCCGACTGCACGAATGCGACCGATGGCTTCACCACAACTTGAGTTCCGACCGGAATTGGATTGCCCGGTGTATCGTAGCGATTGATTGCGTCAATAATGTAGCCGCCTGAATTTTCGACCGGCATATAGAGGTCGCCGCCGATAAATACCTGAACATTGAAAAGCCCGGTGTAGGGAGTCGCTAAATTGATTAAAAACGAATCTCCAATTGCCGGGATAACCTCGCCGCCTACGGTTGAGCCGACTACCTGCTGAACCCCCTGACTGCGCCTGCTCGTATTTCCATCGTAAAAAACCGGCAGACTTATCCCATCCATCCAAATCACAAAGTTCTCCGACTGCCACAACCAAGCCTGAGTCGCCGTCGCCGGATTGGGATCGCCGGGAATGCTGATGTCCGAAACCGTCACAACATTTCCCACCGTCAGAAATTTGTAGAGCTTGCCGCTGATCGCCGCGATTTGAGAAGTCTCGCCCGAGTCCGAGCGATACGGCGTTGCCATCGCGCCCTGAAATAATCCCTGCTCGACTTCCGCTTGAACCAGTGGTGAAGGCCACACCATTTGCAGATGCGTCTTGGAAAACGGAGGCCGGGGCGAAGCGTAGCCGTCGCGGACGGTCACGTTTTGAAGATAGGAGGCTTGGGTTTTTTCGATCAGGAGCGGGAGCATTCCCGAGTTACAACCTCCGGTGAGTACTGAACAGGAATCGTACAATGTTGCCGCCCTAAACGGAGTTGTATCGCTCATGCGTACCTCCATTTGAAACCGTAGGCAGTTTTTTGATTGCCCCGCATCACAGAAACAATGTTTCCATTCGGGCGATCAAATCCAAGCGACCGAGATGCTTCCACAACCGAAGCGAACCTCTCTATCTCATTTCCAAAAAAGTCCAGTTTGACGACAGGCTTTCTAAGCCATGGATGGGGCTTTCCGGCGTGTGTTTCGTGGAGTTTTTGACACGTCTCCTTTCTCCTTTTTAACCCCGTATGATCCCTTGAGTTGGTGCAGATATTGTATCCAAATTCAGGACGATGAGATTGGTAGAAGTCCATCCAGAACTGCTCTCTGTCGAGGCGGCTTTCCTTGTCCTCGGGTGAGATTGATTCGATGATTATGAAATCGAATTTGAAGCCCAAATCGAAATCGTATTGAAGTCTAATAGATCGCGCTCGCTGCTTTGTTAGGTCGTTAAGATGACTCCGAAATCTGCCTGCGAAAAGAATCGTTGATCCGATGTAGAGCTTCCCGCTTGAAAGATTTATGATCCCATACACTCCACCGCCGAAGGATTTTTTCAACGCCAGCGAACCTGCAAACTGACTAATCTCTGAATCTTTTTTTGCCACATTATGTAAGGGCGACAATTAGAGAATTTATGTTTGCTGCCAATGACGCCACAGAATTCGCTTGGTCCATGTTTTGTACCCGCACGACAAACGTCACCATTCCCGCCGTAAATTCTGTCCCGCTGTTCGCAATCTCAATCGAAAAACTGTCGGCGTTGGTCCCGGTGTTCGCGCCCGCAACCGCCGCTCCCGCCGTGACCGTTCCGACCGCTGCATTCGCAATCGGGATGACCAAAGTTGAAGGCACGGTTCCAACATCAGTTCCTCCGATTTCCATGTTGGCCGTGCGGGAGCCAGCCGCGCCAACCAAAAGAACACTCGTGACCGCGTGCCAGCCAA